CCCTTTCCTATGAGTTTTTTCCAATGTTGTGGTGGATTTGATGGTGCAGGATCATTCTTACCAACCTGTGAAGTGTAATGATAAAAATTACCTCTATCTGAGAACTTAACATCACCTTTACCCATATTTCCATACTGACTGGTTCCTTTAAAGTCAGTTCTACCATTCAACTTTTTCAATGCATCAACAATACTTGCTTGACCCTCAACTGATCCCAGTTTTGCTGCCAATTGTTCATCATCATATGCTTTACCAGTATATACTGCTTCAAACTGACCTGATTGCTCTCCGACTGCTTTAATTGTGTTAGGCCACTTCGGATCCATCAATCTATTCAGGACAGCAGCAGCAACACCATATTCATCTGCAGTGCCTCTCTGTGCTTCTCCACTTACAATGTATGCAAGGTCTCTGAAATCTTGATTTGTTAATTTTAAGGAATTGTTACCACCACCACTAGATTCTTTAGCACCAGGACCTGCTTTAATTTGTGGTGGTTTTGTATCTTCTGCACTAACTCCATAACGACTTGAAAGCATTGAACTAATTGCTGCAGCGTCAAAATCTCTTGAACCAGGTTCTTCTTTTGAAGGAACTGCACCACCAGAAGAATATCCAAACAGACCATTATTCATGAGACTTGGAATGCCAGATCCTCCACCAGAAGAGTTCATAGCACTCATTGTATTCATACCAAATTTGCTAACAGCACCTCTACTCATAACAAACTCACCAGGAGTTAGCATAGCAGGGACTGTATCTTTAGTTCCAGTTCCAGGAACTCTACCACCGGCACTGAAAGGTAAGATACTCTTCGCGAAATTACCAACTCCCTCCAAGTTATCATCTAGTTGAGTCTTACCTTGTGCTGCTCTCTCTGGATCTTTGGATTCTTGCGTTCCGGTATATGCCGCATATCCAAGAGCAGCAGTGCCTGCAATTGCAAGTGCTGCCATAGGATTCTTGCCAGCAAATCGAAGGAGTGATTTTGTTAATTTAAATATTTTTGGTATGAAGAAAGTTACTAATCCAACAAGACCTCTTATAAATCCACCAAATCCTGTTCCGAATAGAATATATGCAGCTAAGAGAGCAGGCCAAGTATCCTTTAAGAATCTACCAATGGCATCTAAACTCTTTTTATTTTCTTCATCACTAAACCAATCAACAAGTTTTACAAGAAGTCTTCCTATGAAGAGAGTGAATAGAAACTTGAGTAGTCTATCAAATATACTCTTTACTGGTTTTAATACTTTCCCTACTGATTTTCCTAATGCCGAGAACCCTTTATTCTCTAACTTATCTTCGGAGTCAGATCTTCTCTTTCTTTCTTTATCTTTTTTATTCTTTGCAGCAACTTGCTTTTTAAACTTTTGTTCTTGTCTAAGAGTTTCTAATATAGAATCAATACCCCTCAACACATCATCTAAGTTTTCCTGTGTCTTTTCTGACACTGGTGATTTAACAAAAGATTGTGCTGGCACTCCTGATGATTTTACAATCGCTCCACCGCCACCACCAGGTAGTGATACACCAGGACCACTCATTGATGGTCCTGCTTTCTTTTCCAATACTTTATTAACGAACTTCTCAAAGTTTATCTTATCGTTTCTCTTTTTAAATCCTTCTTTTCTCTCAGCAGGCGTTAATTTTTGGCCATTAATAGTTCCCTGCCCAGTGATTTCATCAACATACTGCTGATATCTTTCACCGAAAAACTTTGATCCTGAGAGTAGTTTAGTTGAACGCATTTTGTTGTTTGTTCTTTAGTTCCTCTTCTTCAAGATGCTGTTGTAGCAGGGCAACATAAACGTCTCGTTCCCAAGGCATCATGTTTTCAATTTCTGTCAAACTATATTTATGGTATTGCATCAAGGCAAAATTAAGTTGAAAATAGTTTGACAGATCCATGTGCACCATACCTAAGCGAAAAAAGACGATAACCCTTCTAGAACAATTTCACTTTGAACTTTGGTATTGGGGTTCTTAATCTTTACCTTATGAGATAGTTTAGGCATTGTTTCAAAGAACTTCTCAATGTCCTTGAACTGGGATGAATTCATCGACTCAAGGAAGTCTGTAATTTCTTTCTTCGTGCAATCCTCAGCAATCCAAATATCATCTTCAGTATAGATCTTATCAATGCAGGAAGCAATAAGATCAAATGATTGATCCATTACACTCTTGTCATCAAAATCAAAATTGTTTTTGATAAACTGCTCAAGAGATGGATACTTCATCTCCATCATAATACTCTTATCAATCTTAATTTGATTGGTGTGATCTTCATTCTTTTGAACTTTGATGTCATCCAAATTAATAACGGTAGAGACTTGTGTCTCCTCATCATCTGGACAAACGAGATTGACTTCAATCTCCTCACCAACAGACTTACCACGAATGTTAAGGAACAGATATTCAATATCAAATGTAGGTAGAGTTTCTACCTTAATACCCTTGGTAAGAATACAGTTTTTAATAACTGACTTGATGGCAGTTGTAATTTGTTTTGTATCCTCACTCTCAAGAGCGATGACAAGCACCTTCTCTTCTTTTACAAGGAAAGGTCTATATTGAATTGTTTGTTCTGTTGATGGCAACTCAAGTTCATATGTGGGAGTCGCAATTTTTGGTAAAGGCATAATATCTTTATAAAGATTTCAGTATGATTATTTATCGTGGTTATCCACCAATGAGTGTCTCTACAAATCCACCTCCGGCGATAGTTCTAGCATCATCAGAGGATAATCCAGTGTCATCAACGAGTGCTTGAGCATTAATCGCACCCTGAGTTGCTATCGTAAATGGAGTGCTGCTATTATAAACATCAGGACCAATTATACCAGCACTGATACCACTATCAAATGGAATATCTGGACGTTCAATATTTAAGGAGGTATTAAAACCATCACCGACACCACCAGCAGATGCAGGAGTTGCACTTACAGGAGAATTAATCCCCTTCAGTATATAACGAATGTAAGACATGGACACCTGACATTTTAGCAGAGAAGATGCATCATAGGAAACAGACATTGATGATATTGCCAATGGAAAGCTTCTAACAAATTCATATTCCAAAACTGATTTATAATCTTTCTCAAACTTTCTTACGATTAAACCCTGATCAGAAATGTAATCATCAGGATACTTAACCCTATATGCATAATTCTTTCTTATAGTTTCTTGAGGATTCTCATTCATAATATATTGAATCCAGGTTTCAAAGAATTTGATGGGGATATAATTTTTGGCATCAACATAAAAAGTCAAGTCAAGTCTGTCATCAAATAATCTTCTGTAAGCATGCTTCTCAGTAACGCCAGTTCTATCATTTGTCAATTCTAAAGTTGTCAACTGAGATCCTGGTAGAGATGCCTCTGAACACATTAGATTAAGTCTCTCTTGGTTTATTCCCAACACAGACTGAAGATCCTTTGGTATACCAATCACCACTTCAAAATGAGAAGTCAGTGCCGGGCTTAATAATTGTGATTTAATTTTTGAGACTGACAGTGGGGATGGCATTTATAAATACTATTTGACCTTGTATATTATGTATAAGAGAAATGGGAGAAAGTGTAAAGAGTAAATATAAACCGTCATACCCAGAAAAATATAGGGGTAACCCTAACAATATTATATGTCGTAGCACTTGGGAACGCAAGTTTTGTCGTTGGTGTGATCTAAATGAAAGTATTCTCCAATGGGGAAGTGAAGAGTTTCATATTCCATACATCTCTCCCGTTGATAGAAGAGTTCATAAGTATTTTCCAGACTTCATTATAAAAGTAAAAGAGAGCACAGGTCAAATTAAGACTTATGTTATTGAAGTAAAACCAAAGAAGCAAACAAAACCTCCAGTAAAAAGAAAGAGGGTAACTAAATCATACATCTATGAATGCACCACTTGGGAGATTAATCAGGCAAAGTGGAAAGCTGCAAAGGAGTTTTGTGATGATAGAAGAATTGAATTTAAAATCATCACCGAGAATGAACTAGGAATCAAATGAATCGTCTAGAGGGAAACACTATTAATAATGGCACAAATGATCAGGAAGAAATGATGCTGGAGATCATGGAGTTATTAAATGATACTGTAACTCCCATACCTGATGTTGGAACTCTGTGCACATTCGTTTATAATGCAAAGACTCCTGAAGTTACATATGATCAACATCCCTTAGTTGCTGTAACTGAATTATTCCAGTGGGGATTTCGTGGATTGAATTTTCATTGGAGAGAATATAGACAATACACTTGGGAAGAACTGGCAGGTCAAGTTTATATTGTACAAAGAGAAGAGTTGGATGATCTGTTATCAATACCATATGCAAAGTTTATAACTAAATAAATAAAAATCATCAAAATAATGTCTATCAAATGGACTAATCTTCGCGATGGTTGGGTTGAAGAAGAAAATGGTGGAGTTCCTACCTGGAAAGCAAACTTTCCCTTGAGAAAAGCAGGAACTGGATCAACTAAACTAAACTCAATTGACCAAGCTAGAACTAAAGGCACAACCATGGTTGCAGTAGTTAATCCTGCAACTGGATCATATGATATATCAGAGGCAGATATTTTTGGAAGAAGAAATCCCATTTATAGTTTTAATCCAACGACTGGTGCGTCAACTCCATACGCTGGAAAAGAAGCAGTATACAATAAAATATTCTCTGGGAAAGGTGGAGAAGCACAACTCAGAAATTTAAATACTCAAATAAAAAGATCTACATTACAGAATTTAAGAAATCATACAGGTGGTTCATCGCAACCTGGAGCGACAAGAACTAAACTTGCAAAAAAATATTTGAGTGAGATTGAAGATAAGGGTGCATATCAATCACTAGCAAATTCTGCACCTGAAGAAAAAGTAGATTCAGAAGATAAAGCAGATCCTTTGAGGGGTGACGGCGAATCTCCCTCAGGTGGCGAGA